TGGAGAGGCAGGCCCTTCATGAGAAGCTTGGCGGTGAAGCCCTGGCAGCGCGTAACAGGCGCCTTGGCAATCGCTAGCGCCCTGGTTGCTGCGCACGAAGGCCGCAGCCTTGTTGCATACATCGACCCAGTTGGGATTCCCACGATCTGCGAAGGAATTACCGCAGGGGTTCGCCTTGGCGACAGGGCAACGCCTCAGCAATGTGACGCACTTCTCGAAGCAGAGGTGCGCAAATCCCTCTCCTCAGTTGAGCGCATGGCAACAGTCCAGATGCCCGACACCCGGAAGGCTGCGCTAGCGTCATTCGTCTACAACGTGGGCGAAACGCAGTTCTCCAGGTCCACGCTTCTCCGAAAGCTGAACGCTGGAGACGTCAAGGGGGCATGCGCCGAGTTGTCCCGCTGGGTGTATGCCGGCGGCAAGGTCTTCAAGGGCCTCGTTAATCGGCGCAAGGCAGAGCGGGAGCTGTGTGAGCAGGGGCTATGACCAAATATCTGCTCATCGCTGTAGGCGTGCTGGCGATTCTTCTCGCTGGTACCGCAGCAGCCTGGCGCATGAGCGTTCTCAGCAATGAGCGTGACCAATACCGCGCAGAGGCTGAGCAAGCCAAGGCACTGGCCGGCGACTATCAGCGCCGCGTAGAAGCCGGTAACGCCATTGAGCGCACATACCTAGAGGCAGTGAAGAGTGCAAACGCTCAAAACGATCAGCTTCGCGCTGACATCGCTTCTGGTGCTCGCCGGGTGTACGTCAAAGCCAGTTGTCCAGTGCAGCATCCCGGAGCCGCCCCAGGCTCTGATGCAGGAAGAGCCGAGCTTGCTCCCGCTGATGGACAAACTGTTTCAGATCTCCGAGCCGGCATCGAGCGAAAAGAAGCGCTGATCAAGGCCCTACAGGAATACATCCGTAAAGGACACGAACAATGAGCAAGTACGAAGTAAAGACTTCCGATGGCATCGTCCACCAGGCGGAAGCTGCCACCCACTTCATCGATGCTAACGGCCTGCATCTGCACTCTGAAGCCGGTCGAGTGGTTGGCGTGTTTCGTGAATTCCTGTGGATGCGCATCACTCCTGCTGTTGTGAATGCGCCGGTTGATCCGGTACAGCCCGCTCCCGAAACCACCACCAGCCCGGAAGCTACCGGGGAGTAAGTCATGAATGAAGGGCAGCCTGTCGTGCAAAAGAAAGCGGCAGACTGGGAGTCCATTGAGCGTGCTTATCGAGCTGGTGCGCTTTCTATACGGACTATCGCAGATCGTCACGGGGTGAGCGACACCGCGATCCGTAAGAAGGCCAAAGCGTTGGGCTGGGAGCGTGATCTCTCCGAACAAGTCAGAAAGGAAGTTCGCAACAAGCTGGTTCGCGGTGAAGTTCGCGATCCGCATTATGCGAACCCTGAGCGTGATGCAGAGATCATCGAGGAGGCTGCTGAAGAGGGTGCCCGGGTTATACGCAGCCATCGTCGTGACATTCGGAAGGCCACTAACCTCGCCGATTTGTTGATGGACGACCTTTTGATGACTATCAGTCGTCGGGAAGAAATCTACGAAACTATCGAGGATGAAACCCGCGATGATGGCAACGGTATGCGCAGGGCAAACATGCAAGCTGCAATTGCTCTTCCTAGCAATGCAAAGACTCTCTACCAGTTATCGTCAGCCATGAAGAATTTGCAGGTTCTTGAGCGTACAGCCTATGGGCTGGATGGTGATTCAAAGCAGCCTGCGCCGCATGAAGACCTGACAGATGATGAACTTGAACGCCGAATCGCTCAGCTTGCCGGCCAGTAGAGCTAAGCGTTTAGAGCTGTTGGGTTATCTGGAAGAGAAGAAGCGCAGGGAATCCCAGCGGCAGTTCAAACTCCAGTTCGAGACTCTCTACGACTGGCAGCGTAAGTTCAACAAGGCTACCGCTGATAACACATCGTGCATGTTGATGGCGGCGAACCGGGTAGGCAAGACTCGGACTGGACTAACCATCGATGCGGCGCATTTGCTAGGCGACTATCCCAGCGACTGGGAGGGGCACAAGTTCAGCCACGCTCCATTGTGCTGGTTGCTTGGCTACTCAATGGAGAAGACTAGGGATCTGTTACAAGGTCCGCTGTTCGGTCGCTTCCAGGGTGGCACGTGGACTGGTGGGTTAATCCCCGCTGATCGAATCGTTGACTGGCGCTCTGCAACTGGAACCAGTGGCGCGATGCGTGAGGTGCGTGTCAGGCATGCGACTGGCGGCATTTCTACCGTCCAGTTCTGGTCATATAGCCAAGGTCAGCACGCGATCATGGGCGATAGCGTCGACTGGTATCACATCGACGAAGAGCCGGAAGACAAAGAGATCTACCCGCAGGTCATCACTCGTACCGCAACTGGTGATGGTGGTCGAGGTGGACGCGGAATACTGACGTTCACCCCCGAGAACGGGCGAACTGAGCTTGTCGTCAAGTTCATGGACGACCCAGGTGAAGGCCAGTACATCCAGCGCGCAACGTGGGATGACGCTCCTCACCTCTCCGAGAAGATCAAGCGCGAACTGTTGGCAGCTTACCCGGCTTGGCAGAGAGATATGCGCACACGAGGCGAACCATTGCTCGGCACTGGCCTGATATTCGATTTCGGCGATGACGAGATCAAGTGCGCACCATTCCCATGCCCAGATCACTTCTGGGTGATCAATGGCATGGACTTCGGCTGGGATCACCCGCAGGCACATGTGCAACTGTGGATCGATCTCGAAGCTGACATTGTGTATGTCGCGCAGGCCTGGAAGAAATCAAAGGTCACGCCTAGCACTGCGTGGGGTTCTGTGAAGCATTGGGCCCAGCACGTGCCAACAGCATGGCCGAGCGACGGTTTGCAGTCTGAGAAGTCGTCTGGTGTGCAGCAACGCGCCGCATATCTAGACGCAGGCTGGCAGATGCTTCCTGAGCATGCGACCTGGCCGGGTGGCGGTGTTGGCGTTGAGGCTGGTCTCGTCGAGATGTACGAGCGCATGACTACAGGTCGCTGGAAAGTGTTCAGTCACTTGAGCGACTTCTTCGACGAAAAGATGAGCTACCACCGCGACGAACTGGGAAGGATCGTTAAGTTGAACGACGACATCCTCTCGGCGTCTCGCTACGCCTACATGATGCGGCGCTATGCACGTCAGCGTTTCCAGTGCAAGCCATCTCAAGGCGGCTCGCACCAATCCACGTACGACCCATTTAGCTGAGGACACACGCCATGGGCGGAGTAGTCAAGAAGGTGGCCAGCGTTGCAACGCTTGGCTTGAGTGATGCTGTGCTTGGCGCCACTGAAGCGCCGAAGACTCAGACCACTGAGATGAAGGACATCGAGAGCAACGAGGCTCAGAACGTCGACAGCTTCAACGAGGACCGCCGCCGCCGTGCACGGATGGCTGGTATCTCGAGCACGATTCTGGGTGGCGCGCTGGGCACTCCTGCGACCACTGCAACTAAAACCCTGCTTGGGGGCTGACATGTCTGAAGCTCTGCGCCGAAACGCGGAAAAGCGCCTGGCGATGCTCAAGAACGAGCGGACGTCATGGGAGCAGAACTGGCGCGAGCTTTCTGACTTCATCCAGCCCATGCGGTCCCGCCTGCTGTGCGATCAGCAGGTAAACAAGGGCGACAGGCGCAATAACAAGATCATCAACAACGAGGCCACCGAGGATGCCGGCGCGCTTGCTGCTGGCATGATGAGCGGCCTTACTTCGCGCTCCAGGCCGTGGTTCAACCTTGTCGTCCAGTCAAAGGAGGCAATGGAGTTCGGCCCGGTCAAGTCGTGGCTCTTCGAGGCGACTGAGCGTGTTCGTGATGTGCTGTTGCGCTCTAACTTCTACAACTGCCAACACGTGTCCTACCTTGAGATGGGCGTGTTTGGCACTGGCGCAATCTGGATCGACGAAGACCCGAAGAACGGCATTCGTTGCGAGGTGTTCACTGCCGGTGAGTACTACGTGGCCAACGGTGCAGACGGTAGGTGCAATGCCTTCTATCGCGAGTTCAAGCTGACCGCAGCGCAGATGGCCGAGCGGTTCGGCAAAGAGAATCTCAGCCCCCAGGCGCAGAACGCACTCAAAGAGGCGCGCCAAGATCAGTGGTTCGACTGCGTGCAGATGGTTGAGCCAAACGCCGACTATCTGCCAGGTTCCAAAGTGAGCCGTCTGCTGCCGTATGTCTCGCTGGTATGGGAGAAGAGCGCAGAGCCACGCAAGGTTCTGGAGCATCGCGGCTTCCACGAATTCCCGGTAGCCGTAGTGCGCTGGGACACTCTGCCGGGCGACTGCTATGGCACTGGCCCGGGCCGTCGCTGCCTGGGCGATATCAAGGCGCTTCAACTCTATGAGCGCAGCTCTGCCAGGATGGCCGAAACCGGCTCCAATCCTGCCGTCCAAGCGCCGATGTCGCTGCAAGGCAAGCCGAGTTCAACTAACCCGGGGAGCATCACATACGTCGACCAGGTTGGCGCGCAGAACTCGATCATGCCGATCTACGAGCCCAGCCCCCAGTGGCTCGCGGTGATCGAAGGAAAGATTGCTCGTCACGAGGCTCGTATCCGTCGCTCGTTCTACACCGATCTGTTCCTGATGATCAGTGAGATGGACGACGTGCGCACGGCTACTGAGATCAACGCACGCCGAGAAGAGAAGATGGCGATGCTCGGGCCTGTTGTTGAGCGTGTCGACTATGAAGGCCTTGACCCGATCATCGAGCGCGTGTTCGGCATCATGCTGCGCCAGTCCATGCCGATTTGGGCGGGCATCATCGATGGCGAGCCGTTGCTGCCTGAGCCTCCGGAAGAGTTGGGCCAGAACGTGGTCGAGGCCGACTACATCTCGATCTTGGCGCAGGCTCAAAAGGCCGGCGCGGTCAATGGCCTGGAGCGTATCGCTGCCACCATCGGCAATCTGTCTGGTGCATTCCCCGAAGTGCGCGACAAGTTCGATGCGGACCAGTGGGTCGACGAGTACGCAGAAGCGGCTGGTGTTGTTCCGACTGTCATCCGCGGCGACGAAGAGGTTGCCGCAATCCGCGAACAGCGCGCCCGTCAGCAGCAGGCGGCAGAGGCACAGCAGGCGCTCGCAAGCGGCATCGAAGGCGCCAAGCTTCTATCCGAAACCCAGGTCACGCCAGACAACGCGTTAGGCCAGCTACTCGGAGCATAAATGTTCGAAGACGACGAGATCACGCAGCAGCGTGAGGATGCCGCGCGCCTGAGGCAAAGGCAGCGGGAAGACGACGTGAAGTCTCAGATGGCGACCCTAAGCGGTCGCCGTTTTGTTTGGGATCTTCTGGGCTACACGCGGTACGAAGGCCGCTCAACCCTCTTCGATACCCACGGCGGACGGCAGAGCTATCTGCTCGGCGCCTATGAGGTAGGCCGAAAACTTTCCGAAGAAATCCGAACCCTCTGTCCTGAGCAGTACCTGCTCATGGTCAGGGAGAACAGCAAACAACCCGACGAGGTTACCCAATGACCGAAGCAGTCGATACCGCCACCACTACCGTAAGCGGGACCGAGAGTGCGACGTCAGAGGCCCAGGCTAGCCAGCAACAAGCTGTCGAGCAGGGCCAACAGCAGCAAGCCCAAGCGCAACAGCAGGAACAGAAGCCAGCAGTACCCGACGCGTACAAGTTCGAGTCCCTCCCGGAGGGATACGACTTCAGCGCCGAGGCTCAGGCCGAATGGTCCGGCGTGTTCAAGGAACTGGGTCTGACCCAGGAACAGGCCAGCAAGTTGGTCGAGATGGACGCAAAGCGGCAGGCATCGGGTGCTCAGGCATCTGAGCAGGCCGCAATCGAGTACCGCAACCAGCAGGTCTCCAAGTGGGAGTCCGAACTGAAGCAAGACGCGGCATTCGGTGGCGCCAATTTCGAGGCCAACGTTGGCATCGCACAGAAAGCCCTGGCCGATTACGGCACCCCTGAGCTTACCGCGATGCTGAAGGAATCCGGGCTGGGATCTCACCCGGAAGTCGTCCGCTTCTTCCACCGAGTCGGCCAGCAATTGGCCGAGGGCAAGTTGCATCGCACCACCACCGAAGTCCCAACCGAACGCTCGCTGGCCGAGCGGATGTACCCCAACTATCCCGCTTAAGGAGTCCCCATCATGGCGACTATTGGCAATACCGTCCCGACGCTGCTTGACGTAGCAAAACGACTGAACCCGGATGGCGGCGGCATCATGCCGATTGCTGAGCTGCTGTCCCAAGAAAACGAGATGCTGCTGGACATGCCCTGGTATGAGGGCAACCTGCCCACCGGCTCGCGCATCACCACCCGCACCGGCCTGCCGGATGTGATCTACCGCAAGCTGAACAGCGGTGTTCCGCCGAGCAAATCTACCACCGCGCAAGTGGATGAGGCATGCGGCATCCTCGAAGCTCGCGGCCAGGTTGACGTGGACCTGGCGATGCTGAATGGCAATACCGCAGGTTTCCGCCTGTCTGAGTCGCGCGCATTCATGGAGGCAATGAACCAGGCCATGCAGCGTGGCGTGATGTACGGCAACACCGACGTCACCCCCGAGTCGTTCACTGGTATCGCGCCGCGCTTCAACACTGTCAGCACTGCAACTGCTGCAACCGCTGCAAACGTCATCGACGCCGGTGGCACCGGCTCTACCAACACCTCGATCTGGCTGATTGGCTGGGGCGAGAACACCGTCCACGGCATCTATCCGAAGGGTTCGCAAGCCGGCCTGGTCCACAAGGATCTTGGTGAAGGCGACGCTTTCGATGCCAGCGGTAACCGCTTCCGCGCCCTGATGGACCAATACCAGTGGAAAGCCGGCATTGCGGTCAAGGATTGGCGTTACATCGTTCGCATCGCGAACATCGATGTCACCACCCTGACCAAGAACGCCGCATCCGGCGCTGACATCATCGACCTGATGACCCAGGCATTGGAACTCATCCAAGGGCTGACCGGCGTAACTCCTGTGTTCTACGTGTCCCGGCGCATCCGTTCCTTCCTGCGTCGCCAGACCGTCAACAAGGTTGCTGCAAGCACCCTGACCTACGAGAACGTGGCCGGCAAGCCTGCGCTCATGTTCGGCGAAGTCCCGGTTCGCCGCGTCGACGCCATCCTCAACACCGAAGCCCGCGTGGTTTAAGGAGACGATCATGTACGTCGATAAGCAAGCCGAATTCTCGGACAGCCAGGCGGTAACGGATACCGCCATTTCCACCAACGTCTACGACCTGTACCCGCGTGGTAATGCGGTCAACACCAACGTCACTCGCGACATCGGTGTGGGTGAGGACATCTACCTTGTCGTCCAGTGCGACACCACTGCAACCGCAGCCGGCGCCGCAACTGTGAATGTCAGCCTGGAATCGTCCTCGACCGCAGACCTGGCAACCACTCCGACCGTGCACTTCGTATCGGCAACCCTGGCTCTTGCCAACCTTGTTGGGGGCACCACTCTGCTCGCAATCAAGCTGCCGGCTGGCCAGTACAACCGGTACGTTGGTGTGCGCTACACCGTCGCAACCGGCCCTCTGACTGCCGGTGCGTTCTCTGCGTTCCTGGCCAAAGACATTCAGGCGTTCCGCGCCTACGTCAAAGGCTACAACTTCTGAGGACTGACTGATGGCTAAGAAAGAAGAAGCCAAGAGCGGTACCGCTAGGTGGTGTGAAGTGCTCGAGGTGAGCTACATCGCTGATCGCATCTGCCAGCCCGGTGAAAAGGTTCTTTATGACCCGGGTGAGGATGGCGTAATCGGGCCGAATCTTCGAGAGATCAAAGAAGACGAAGCCAAGTAACACCTCAGGGCCCTTCGGGGCCCTTTTCTATTTCCGAGGGACGCCATGAGTTCGATAGTAGACATCGCCAACATGGCGCTTTCGCACATCGGTAACAGCGAGCGTATCAACGCCCTGGATGAGGCGAGTGCGCAGGCCGAGCAATGCAGCCTGTTCTTCGAGCCGTGCGTTGACGAGGTATTGCGCGCCATTCCGTGGGGATTCGCTACCGCGTTCGTGGATCTAGCAGAGGTGGCGATCAACCCAGACCCTGAGTATCCCTACTGCTATGCGATGCCCGTTGACTGCCTGTTGGCTCGTCGCATTGTCAATTCGGTGTGGCCTGTCGGCTACTACCCGTTCCCCTGCGACTACCAGTTGCCGCAAATCCCGCCGATCCAGTTCCGTGTGATCAACGGATCAAGCGGTAGGTTGATCTCGACGACTGTCTCCCCCGCGAAGCTTGAGTACACCACCAAGCTCTCTACGCCAGAGATCTTCGACCCAATCTTCGTGTCTGCGCTGTCGTGGAAGCTTGCGGCAAAGATCGCTCCTGCGCTGAGTCGTGACTCGAACATCGCTGAGAAATGCGAACAGCAGTATCAGTACGAAATCCGAAATGCGGTGGCAGCCAGCTTCAACGAAGCTCAGCGTGGTCCGCAGCCTGAATCTTCCTTCATCTCGGTGCGCTCATGACCCTGCTCGTTCAGCCGTCTTTCAGCGCGGGCGAGATGGCGCCTGCGACCTATGGCCGTGTTGACCTTGCGCGCTACTACACCGGTCTGCGCACCTGTCGAAATTTCCAGGTTCTTCCCGAGGGGGGAGTCCAGAACCGGTCTGGTACGAAGTTCATCGCAGAGGTAAAGGGCAGCGCGAATTTCACTCGGCTGATCCCCTTCCAGTACTCGACCGAGCAGACCTATATCCTGGAATTCGGCAATCTGTATATCCGCTTCGTGAGCAATGGCGGACAGGTTGTCAGTGGTTCGGTCCCGTATGAAATCGCAAGCCCATACACGACTGCTGATCTGCGCGATCTGAAGTTCACTCAGTCTGCCGACGTCCTGACAATCGTTCACCCGAACTACGCGCCCCGCGAACTGAAGCGCCTTGCGCCGACCAACTGGACGCTGACCACTATCGCGTTCCAGCCGGGTATTGCTGCGCCAACTGGGCTATCTGGATCGCCGCGCACTGGTGGGTCTGGCGACACAACGAACTATCGATATCGGGTTACGGCAGTCAGTTCGAAGGACACAGGATCCATCGAGTCCTGGGCGAGCAATACCGTCACTGTGGCGAGCTTTGACGATAAGCCAGGCGCCACCCTGTCCTGGACAGCCGTAACAGGTGCGGACCACTACAACATCTACAAGGACAAGTCATCGGGGGTTTTCGGCTACATCGGCCAGGCAGACACCACCTCGTTCAGCGACATCAACATCGCGCCTGACAACGACAAGACTGTGCCGATTGGATACAACCCGTTCGCTGGTGGCAACAACCCATCGGTCGTAGGCTACTTCCAGCAGCGGCTAGTCTTCGCTGCCAGCAAGGACCAGCCTCAAACCATCTGGATGAGCAGGGTTGGAGACTTCCACAACTTCGGCTATTCAGGTCCATACAAGGACGATGATGGAATCGAGTTCACGATTGCCAGTCGTGAGGTAAACCAGATTCGTCACCTAGTATCGCTGCGTGATCTTCTGGTGCTGACCTCTGGCGCAGAGTGGTCGGTTAGTTCCTCGAAAGAAACCGGTATTACCCCTGAGTCGATCTCTGTCAGCGCGCAAAGCTATTTCGGTTCTAGCGGCGTGATTCCAGCCGTCTACGCCAATACTGCGCTGTACATCCAGGCCAGGGGCGGCAAGCTTTCGACGCTCGCCTATAACGATATTGATGCCGGCTTCAGGCCAAGCGACGTGAGCGTTCTTTCGTCGCACCTACTGCGCGGGTACACCATCGAAGACCAAGCATTCACGCTGACGCCCAATGGCGTTCTGTGGATGGTCCGTAACGATGGTGTATTGCTCGGTTTCACGTTCATGCCAGAGCAGCAGGTTTTCGCCTGGCATCGTCACGACACTGACGGCGAGGTTGAGTCCGTATCGACTGTTCCAGAGGGCGATGAAGATATCCTCTACATGATCGTCAAGCGCACGATCAATGGGTCTACCAAGCGTTACATCGAGCGCATGCAGTCACGTCAGTTGAACAAGTTCGAAAGCGGTGATTACGTCTATGACCGCTCGTTCTTCGTCGACTGCGGCCTGACCTACGACGGGCGCGGCACCATGAGCGCTACGTTAACCGGTGGGACTGACTGGAAATACCCGAACCCTCTGACCCTTGAGGCGCTGTCGGCTCCGTTCAACCCCGGGCATGTTGGGCGCTATCTGATTCTTTATGGCGGTGGAGACGAGGACAATATCGGCGATGTGCTGACCGTCAAGATTCTCTCCTATGACTCCCCTGGCGTAGTTTCCGTGGAACCTCAGACTATCGTCCCTGAGTCATTGCGCGGGATATCGGCAACGCGCTGGGGCTTCGCTGCAACCACCATCAGTGGGCTTGGCCATCTTGAGGGCAAGACGGTTTCGATTCTCGCAGACGGAAACGTCGCGCCTCAGGCGGTTGTCTCTGGGGGTTCCATCACGCTGGATGGTCCTTCGCTTGTTGTGCATGTCGGTCTCCCGATCACTGCGGAGATAGAGACGCTAGATATCACCATGCAGAACCAGCAGGCGTTTCTCGGCAACAAGAAGCGCATCAACCAGCTTGTCGTGCTGCTCGAGCAAAGTCGCGGCTTTTGGGCAGGCGCTCGGAGTGATCGTTTGAGGGCAGCAAGTGGCTGGGAATACAAGCAGCGTGCGACAGAGAACTACGGCGAGCCTATCGAACTTAAGACAGGCAAGGCGGAGATCAGTATCAGCACAGACTGGACGGACGATGGCCGCATCTTCATCCGCCAAAGCGACCCGCTGCCCATTACGATCTTGGGAGTTCTTCCGAATGTCCAGGCCGGGGGCTGAGCTTAGGGCTGTCGACGAACAGGTGATTGCGCACGTCGTGGCCAACGTTCGCGAGGCCGACCGGCTTGAGTTCGAGGCTATCCGTGGCGTTGATGTAGAGCAGGAGTTGCGCAACGCCCTGGAGCAAAGCGAAGAGGCATTTGTTCTGGTCAGTCGTGGTGAGCCTGTCGTCATCTTCGGGTGCATCCGATACGACGACCGAATCGGTGTCCCATGGATGATCAGCACGCATGCCGTTACCAGGCATCGCGCAGCTTTCCTCCATGAGTGCAGAGATCAGATTGGCCGCATGCGTCAACGCTACGCGGCTCTCATCAATTACACCGACGCCAGATATGAGCAGGCCCTGCGCTGGATGCAGTGGCTCGGCTTCGACATGCTTGATGCTGTCGAGTACGGCGTAAACGGTGAACTTTTCCATCCATTCACTATGCGAGGCGAACTATGGGCGCAGCATTAGCGGCAGGCGCTGCCGGAGCTGGCGGGCTGCTGAATGCCTATTCGCAGATTCAGCAGGGCAAGGACGCTGTACGCACCGCGAACCGACAGCAGGCCTATCTAAATCGCCAGGCACGTCAGGTGCTGGATCAAGGCGAATTCGAAGACGCTCAATTGTACGAACAGGGGCGGCAGATCGTTGGCGCCCAACGTGCCGGGTTCGCGGCTAACGGCGTAGACGTGAACAGCGGAAGCGCGTCCCGTGTTCAAGAGTCGACGATGAATCAGGTTGCCATGGATGCGGAGCAGGTCAGGCGCAACGCATTCAACCAGGCGTTTGGTCTGGTCACGCAGGGTAACGAAGGGATTCGCCAGGCCCGCGCCGACTATCGCACTCGTCGCCTGAATGCCTTCAGTTCTCTTCTCACTGGCGGCTCTCAAGCCTACGGCAACTACAGGGCGCTTTCCTGATGGCAGCACAGATTCCGCAATATCGGCGCAGGGTAGGCCCTGACGTCGCACAGGCGCCCCGCGCGCTTGGCCAGAGCGTTGATGCGTCAGGCCTGGCCCAAGGCATTAACTCTGCGGTAAACGCCTTCGTGCAGGTCCAGCGGCAGGAGATCGAGGACGCGAACCGTACCGCTGTCCTTGAGGCTGACAATGGGCTTGGTGCGTGGGAAAACGACACGCTCTTTAACCCGGAGTCCGGCGCCTTCACCAAGAAAGGGCGGGGAGCCCTGAACATTACCCAGTCGACCTTGGAATCGTTCGACAAGCAGCGCGAACAGATTTCCTCAAATCTGGCGAATGAGAGCCAGCGCGAGATGTTCAACCAGGCGGCATTGCGTCGCCGCGAAGGTCTACAGGCAAAGCTCGGACAGTACGAGTTCCGCGAGCAACAGGTCTACAAGGATGAGGTCGATAAGTCTTCCATCCAATTGGCAATGGACACTGCGGCGCTGAACTACAACGATCCGCAGTCTATCGAGCAAAACCGCGCCAAGATGGATGCTGTGATCCAGATGCGTGGCGCCCGCATGGGCTGGTCGCCTGAAGAGATGGAGAACCAGCGGCGCCAGGCTAACAGTTCGCTGTCGCAGGCTGTCATCCAGCGCATGCTGATCGACTCGCCGCAGAAGGCCCGAGCCTACTACGACCAGTTCAAGACTGGCATGTCTGCTGAGGACCAGATCCGTGCCAGCAATGGCATTGATCAAGCGTTTCGTCGGCAGGAGGCGGAGGCGCGTCAACGTATGGTTGAACAGCGTCAGCTTCAGGCAATTGCCAGGTCTGAACTCAGTAGCCGTGTACAGGATGCCCAGGCCGCATACCTACAAGGCTTTGATTATGCCGATCCTCCATCTCTGGCAGACTTCAAGAATGCCTATGGTGATCGCGCGCAGGAGCAGTGGGACTCGTTCCGCAAGGTGCAGGAAGTCGCCCCGGCTATCCGGGAGTTTGCTACTGCTGATCCGGCTGAGCGAGAGGCCATTCTTAGCCGCTTCCAGCCAACTACTGATGGCGTGGCTAATGAAGGCTTCCGCGAGGATAACCAGCTCTACCAGCGCCTATTGACTGTCGGCACTGCTCTGATGAAAAAGCAGCAGCAGGACCCAGCCGCCTATGTGGCTCAGTACAGTCCTGCCGTGCGTCAGGCCCTGGTGACCGCGCAGGAGCAAAACACGCCTGAGGCATACGAGGCCTACGCGAACGCCGCTATTGCTGAGCAGCAACGCCTCGGCGTTCAGAACATCAAGCTTCTCCCTGATGCGCTGGCCAACCAGTTCGCCGCGGACTTCAACAAGCGAATCGCATCAGGGGAGGGCGATACCGCCGCTCAACTGATCGAGCAATACCAGGCGCAATGGGGAAAGAACTTCGGGTCTGTGATCCGTCAGCTTGGTTCCAAGCTACCTGCGGAGGCTCAGGTGATCGCTACTGGCCTACCTAAGGATGTGGCCGAGCGCATGGCAAGCGTTGCTCCGCTGAAGGAAGGCGACCTTAAGAAGGCGATGGAAGATGGGCAACTGAAGGAGATCCAGCAGGCTGTCCAGTCGGAGATGTCCGATTTCGCCGCAACCCTAATGGGCCAGTCTGGCGGCCTCAACACCTTCAACACCATGTATCAAGCGGCGGTTAAGACTGCATCTGCATACGTTCTTCAGGGCGAGAAACCGGCCAAGGCTGCACAGCGCGTTGTGGCCGGGATGGCTGGTGACAAATACGACCTGTTCGGCACCTACCGCGTACCAAAGGAACTGGACACCAGCGCGGTTAGCCGTGGTGCCGATGTGGCTCTGGAGAACCTGAAGCCTGATGACCTGATGCCCCTTCCTGGCATCCCGGGCGTAGAAGAGTCCGAGAACATCCGGCAACTGCACTCGGCGGTTATCGACAACGGCCAGTGGGTTACGAACGGTGACGAGACAGGTCTGAGCCTCACGCTCAACGGCTACCGAGTCCTTGGTAAGGATGGCAAGCCGATCACCCGGACCTGGAGCGAACTTCAAGAGCAAGGCACCAAGTCCCCACCCCAATATCGCGTGGCACCTCTTGGAATCGTTCCATGACGATCTACACACAGGATGCTCCTGCGCTTGACCGGCGCACGCTGCTGGACATTCCGGCAGATACTGGTGATGTGTTTGGGGCTGCGTTTGAATCCGCATTCTCGACCAACCCTTCATCCTCCATCATCCGTATGGAGGAGTTGAGGCAGGCAGAGGAGGGCCGAGGGTTCACTAACGACAGTGACTCAATCGTAGTTCAGCCTCGCCTGGAGCCTGACACACCTCTCTTGAGCGCTGAGGATGCAAGAGCCCGTGTTGCCGAGTCTGGTCTGGATATCAAGGTTCCCGATCAAGGGATCAGGCAAGGGGCTCTAGAGATCCTGATTGACAGGCACCGTGCCCAGGCAGCACGCCAGCAGATCATGGCTCGCGCCGGCTCTGGGACTATGCCGGCACAGATCGCCGCATCGCTGGGCGCCTCTCTGCTGGACCCGCTGAACATCGCCTCGGCATTCGTGCCTGTGGTTGGTGAAGCCCGCTATGCCAACCTACTGGCTAGGGCAGCTTCTCCGCTCGGTCGGGCCGGTGTTCGGGCCGGCGTAGGTGCATTGGAGGGTGCAGTCGGCGCAGCAATCATTGAGCCTTTACCTCTGCTTGCGGCGGCTCAGGATCAAACGGATTACGGGCTTTCTGACTCGCTAGCCAACATCGCGCTTGGCGGTCTGCTTGGCGGCGGCTTGCATACCGTGGGAGGAGCCATATCTGATGCGCTGAAGCGTCGAGTAGTCAGTGAACTAGACGCGCAGCCATCTGTAGCCGCTGCCATCCGTCCCGAGCCTACGGCGCGTCGCCAGGTCGACTATGGGCGCCTCTTTGATGACGACCCGGATGTTGCGCTTAGGCAGTCCCTTGCGCGCGGCCTTGAAGCCGATCAGGCAAACCTTTACCAGGCAGCACGCAGCCAGGCCATCGAAGAGATTCGGCCATCCCTTGTGTCCGAGCGGGTGGGCAACGTTGCAGACCTTCGGGCGGAGTTGACCCGCCTTGAAGCCAGAGCGCAAGCGCTTCCCGACACATTCAAGACTAGGGCGAAGGAATTCCAGGGGCCGAGGGTCAGCCGCAAGCAGGCGGAACGTATGGCGCGAGACGCCATCGCAACCGAGAGCGAACAGATATCGGTTCAACGTGAGCAGATCAATGCAGAGATAGAGCGCAACCGTTCTGGCGAGATGGCGCGTCAAGATATTGCGGCGCTCAACCGTGGCGAAGTACCGGAACGCCTTGCGGGTCGCGTAGAAGCCCGGGCTGCGCAGATCATGGAAGGTTACCGCCAAAGGCCGCTTGGGGCGGCGGTAAAAACTGCCCGTCAGGTTGCTGAGGAGTCCGACTGGACGATCCGCGATGCCGCACTTCGTACGGCTGTTAGTCAGGCAATGACCGGCCGCGATATCGCTGTAGCCGACCTGTTTGATTTGCAGAATCCTGCCAAAGCAGCGCAGGCGATGGACAACCTACGCCGCCCGCAAGAGCGCAGGGTTGATCCTGAAGGCGCTGCCGAAAGCCGTCGTATCGATGAGATGAAGTCGACAGATGATCTTGAGGATGCCCGCCAAGCCTTGGCAGATGACGAGGCACTGTCCCGCGAGATCCTTGATCAGTTGCCAGAGGATCAGCGGTCCATGGTAGAGGCAATGGGGAGAGAAGAATTCGCCCTGGCTGATGCCGAGGCCGCGAAGGCTGAGAAATATTCCAAGGCCTATCGGGCTGCTGCACTTTGTGAGATTGGGAGAGGTTGATGGCGACTACGCTACCGGCAGGAATCAGTCCTTGCGCTGATGCAGTAAGAGCAGCCGCGGGGGATATGGAGGCGACGGAGATTCAAGAGGTCTTCCAGTTGCTGCGTGGACGCACCCAGGAGATTCTTGCGAGGGAAGGGGCATATAGTACCGAGCAGGCGGCAATGCGAGCAGCCGATGAACTAGCTCGCCAGGCTGAGCATGCTGCCATCATCGAACGTCGTAACGCGCTGCTGAATGTGCGCGCTCGAGCGCAGCTAGTCAGCTTTGTGCGCAACACCTTTGCCGATCGTCCCGACCTTGGCGTTGAGTCTTTCTTGGTGGGGACAAACGTTGCACGAAAGGGGGCTCGCCTCTCTGTTGCGGCAGAACAGAAGGCACTCGGCGATGCATACATTGGCGGGATGCTGAATGACCTGGAGCGAGGCGATTTGGTTGGCGTCCTTGCTCGGGGTGACTCCGACCAAGACATCGCTGACGCTTTGTGGCGCATTGGCAACGATCAGGATGTGTCTGACCTGAATCCTCAGGTTGTCGAAATCGCACAGATCATCCAGCGATACCAAGAAGCGGCCCGCCTCGATGCCAACCGTGCCGGTGCCAGTATTGGACGCATACCCGGCTACATCGCCCGACAGAGCCATGATAGCGAGAAGATCGGCGCAGCCGGCTTCGATCAGTGGCTTTCAGATATTCTCCCGCGGCTGGATCCTCGCACCTTCGACGGAGTGTCGGATGTGAATGGGTACATACGCGGGATTTACGATGGTCTCGTGTCTGGCGACCATCTGCGCGCTCAAGGCGATGCTCGGCCGAATGGATTCCGCGGCCCAGCAAACCTTGCGCGCAAGATGAGCCAGGAGCGCGTTCTGCACTTCCGCGATGGTATCGGCTGGCACGAATACAACCGGCTCTATGGGACCGGCAACCTGCGCGAGGCGGTATTGCGCGGCCTTGACCTGTCAGGCCAGAACACGGCCCTTATGCGCCGGCTTGGCACCAATCCTGAGGCTAACCTGAACATGGCCCTGGATGTGATCAAGGAAGACGTCCGCAGTTCCGGTGATCCGCAGGCCTTGGCGAACTTCAACACGGCTCGCGAAGGCATGATCCGCAACCGATTCCGCGAGGTTAGTGGCCAGACTCGAATCCCTGGTAACGCTGCTGCTGCGCGTATCGCTGCAAACGTGCGTGCCTGGCAGTCGATCTCCAAGCTCGGTGGCGCCCTGTTGTCATCGTTTACCGACCTTCCGGTTGCGGCCAGCGAGATGAGGTATCAGGGCCGTTCGTTCCTTGGCAGCCTGTCAGAAATGGCAACCGGTCTTATGAAGGGCCGGGGCAGTCGCGAGCAACGGGAGATTCTCTCGAGCTTCGGCGTCTATGCGGATTCCATGCGCGGCGAGATCATGCGCCGGTTCTCTGCTGATGATTCGATGGGGGGCCGCATGTCCCGAGGCATGAGCCACTTCTTCAGGCTCAACGGTCTGTCGTGGTGGACTGATGCGAACAAGGCCAGCGCCGGCCTGATGATGTCTCATAACCTGGCGCAGAGTCGCCGCCAGGCCTGGGGATCATTGAATCCTGATCTGCGGCGTGCACTGAGCCTATATGACCTTGATGCTGGCAAGTGGGATTTGCTCCGCGAGATGGATACTCGAATGGCTGACGGTCGGGACTACATGACCCCGGACGGTGTTGCAGATATCACCGATGAACGCATTGCCCAGTATCTCGGAGATCAAGATCGGCCTGTCTCTCCCGGCGCTATTCGTGAAACCCGGCAGGATCTAGAGCGCAGCCTGCGTGCATACATCAATGATCGCGTGACCTATGCCGTGCTTGAGCCAGATGCGCGCACTCGCTCAATCATGAATCAAGGAACCCAGCCCGGGACCGTTCCAGGTGATCTGCTGCGGTTCGTCACGCAGTTCAAGAGCTTCCCTGCCGCGTACATGCAAAAGACTCTGGGTCGCGAACTGTACGGTCGTGGCTATACGCCTGCTGGCCTGGGTGAGAATTTCCGTGGCGGAAGAGACCTGATCAGGGCTCTTCGCAATGGCAATGGCGAACGCTTGGCGCTTGCTCAACTGGTGCTTTGGACGACAGCGTTCGGCTATCTGTCTATGGCTTCGAAGGACGTCGCCAAAGGTCGCGAACCGCGCAGCCCGGATGACCTCAAAACCTGGGGCGCAGCCATGGCCCAAGGGGGTGGTTTCGGAATCTTCGGCGATTACCTATTTGGCGAATCAAGCAGGTTTGGAAACTCGGCGTTGGAAACTGCTACCGGTCCCACGCTTAGCACGACAGCCGATCTAGTTAACCTATGGGCCAGAGCGAAAGAAGGGGAAGATACAGCAGCATCCCTGCTCAGAATCGCCCAAAACAACACTCCATTCCTGAACCTGTTCTACAGCCGCATCGTGCTAGACCATCTGTTCCTGTTCTCTGTTCAGGAGGCCCTAAACCCTGGCTCGTTGCGTAGGACAGAGCAGCGCATCCAGAAAGAAAACGACCAGCAATTCCTGATTCGACCATCCCAAAGCTACATCGATACAGCCGGCGCCATACTCAACTAATTACTACCAACCCCTCCCCCAGAGAACCCCGCCTAGTGCGGGGTTTTCGCATTTCTGGAGCATCGAAAATTGACCGTACCTACTAATACCAGCGTTGTTGAGTACGAAGGCAATGGCGTTACCACGGCA